ATCATTCTTATACTTGTGATGTAAGTTGTATGGGCAATGTAATGATACAACCAACAATGTATTTTTATTTAAAAAATATACCATTATTCAGAGGAACATATTGGATTACTGAAGTTACACATAGTATAACAAATGGTACTTTTAAAACTTCATTTAAAGGTGTTAGAATACCTATTATGTCATTACCTGACCCTAAAGATAGTTTTATTGCTAGTTATCGTGTATTATTTGAAAAAATAACTAATAAAGCAATTGCTTTACAAAATGAAAAACTAAATAGTACTATTAGTAAAACTGAAACAGTATTAACAACAATTAAACCACAAAATGAACAATATAGAATTGATTTCACTGAAAAAACAATTCCAAATGAACAAATAGTAAAAGAATCAGGACAAAATGAATATGGTGTTGATTTTAATGGATTTAATGGACAAAAATATCTTTTGAAAGTTACTAATAATAATACTGAATATTATAGAGGTATAGTGACTATTATGGGTAGTGACAAATCACCAATTAAATTTGATGATTTAACATCAATGAATGTTTTAAATTTTGTTAAAAATAAAACAATAGTTTCCAATACTTCAGATTACCCACATAATATATTATGGAGAGATATAAAAAATTCACAAAATTATTATTATGGACTTAATTTTAATGTTGAAACTATGAGTTTTAAACCACAAGGTGATAAGATTTTATCTTCAACAATAACATTTTATAACCCCAATGATTTATCAAATAATGTAACTATTGATAAAATAACAGATACTAATATAACACCACAAAATTTAAAAGGTCCTGTTTTTATTGGACCTAAAACAGATGGTTATAGTGTTATGTTATCTAGGAATTTAGCCAAAAAATTAAATCTAAATGAAAAAGATGTAGTATATTTCAAAATGAAATGATATTTATAATAAAACAATATAATTATGAATCAAAACAATTTAAATACCAGTTTAGATAATTTTTTAAATAAAAATAAAACATTTAAAAAATTAAATGATACCGATACTGAAGAATGTAATATTATGACAGGTGAATGTCATATTATGAGAACCAAAGATGGTATTGTTGAAAAATTAAATAAAACATTTTTAACTAATGATGGAAGACAATTATTACAAGATTAAAAATAAAATATTATTATGAAAAAGAAAACAATTTTAGAAAATGAATTGAAACGATTTAATTCTATTAATAAATATGTAAAAAATTTATTAAAAGAACAAGAAGCACCAGCTGCTGATGCTGGTGGTGATGTTGCAGGTGAATTAGGTGGTGAAGCACCAGCTGCTGATGCAGGTGGGTTAGGTGGTGAAACACCAACACCAGATGCAGGTGGGTTAGGCGGTGAAACACCAGCACCAGATGCAGGTGGATTAGGTGGCGAAACGCCAACACCAGATACAGGTGGTGGATTAGGTGATGAAACTGAAGAATTAGATATTACTGATTTAGTTAATATGACAAAAAGTATTAAAAAAGATGTAGAATCAACTAAAGGAGAACATGATAAAGTAATTAATAAAATGGATGATGTTTTCAAAAAATTAGATGATTTATCAGTTAAAATTAAACAAATGGATAATATTTTTGATAGAATTGATAATTTAAGTTCAGAAATAAAACAAATGAAACCTGAAACACCACAAGAAAAATTAGAAATGAGATCATTAGATTCATATCCATTTAACCAAAAACCAAATGAATTTTTTTCACAAAAACAACAAGAAATGAGAATGTCAGGTAAAAATGAATATGTATTAACCAAAGATGACATTGAAAATTATTCAAAAGAACAATTAAGAAATACTTTTAATCCCGATATAGAAGATAACGATGAATACGAACAATTTAGGTAATACTGTAAATTTTTTATTAGGTTTACAATTACAAATAAAAATTAACCATTGGCAAACAAAAGGATTTGCTAGACATAAAGCGTTTGGAGATTTTTATGAATCTTTAAATGATTTAATTGATAATTTTGTGGAATCAGCTATGGGTAAATATGGAAGATTTACTTTAGATGATGAAAATAAAACAATAGAATTAAATAATCTATCAGATGTTGATATGAAAGGTTTAATTTCTACCGTAAGAGAAGCTTTAAATCAAATGTCTGAACAATATGAAGAAACAGATACAGATTTAATGAATATTCGTGATGAAATTTTATTTGAAGTTAATAAATTAAGTTATTTATTAACGTTAGAATAATGAAATATTATGTTAAAAAAAAAGTGACTTTTTTTACATTTACATTTTGTTTTTTAAAAAATTTTATATACCTTTGTTAAACAGTAAAACAATAAATATTTTTAATTTTAAACAGTAAATTTTATGAATTCATTCGATTCCGTGCTTGCACAGTATGAAAAAAACAAGAACGCCACAAGTGGCAATTCAAACAAAGTTTCCCAAGAGGAAAGATTAAAAAAGTACTTCGCTGCTGTCGTTAAAAAAGGCTTAAAAAGTGAAGAAAAAAGGATTAGAATTTTACCTACTAAAGATGGTTCATCACCGTTTGTGGAGGTTTATTTCCATGAAATACAAGTTGATGGTACATGGGTAAAATTATATGATCCAAAACAGGAAGGTAAGAGATCACCATTAAATGAAGTTTATGATAGTTTAATGATGACTGGTGTTGAATCTGATAAAGAATTAGCAAGACAGTATCGTTCACGTAAATATTACATTGTAAAAGTAATAGATAGAGAGAACGAAGCTGATGGTGTTAAATTTTGGAGATTTAAACACAACGCAAAAGGTGATGGTGTATTTGATAAGATTGTACCAATTTGGAGAAACAAAGGTAATTTGTCTGACCCATTGACAGGTAGAGATTTAATTTTATCATTATCAGTCACCAAATCAAATGCTGGTAAAGAGTACACAACAATTAACTCAATTATCCCTGAAGATATGGGACCATTACATGAAAACCAAGAAACTGTTAAACAGTGGATTGATGATGAATTAGTATGGTCTGATGTATATTCTAAAAAGGGAGAAGATTACTTAGAAATGGTTGCGAATGGTGAAGTACCAAGATGGGATAATAATTTAGGTAAATGGGTATCTAATTCAGTAAAAGAAGAAGATATGACATCTAAATCTCAAAGTCCACAATCATCAACGAAAGATGAAGTAGTAACAACAACTTCACATACTGAAGATGATTATGTTGATGATGATTTACCATTTTGATTTTTAGTATAAAATAATAAATCTTTCTGATATTTAGTCAGAAAGATTTATTTTAGGTTTTTTTATTAATCACAAAAAGTAATCACACAAATGGCAATCAAAAAACAAGATTTTGCTTCAATTATTACAAAGTATTCAACAAAAACAACTTATAAGGCAGATAGATTTTTAGATGTAGGTGAAGCGTTTTTAGACGCTACAGGTTTACCTGGTCCTGCTATCGGTCATATAAATATGTTTTTGGGTCATTCAGATACAGGAAAAACTACTGCTTTATTAGCTTCAGCTGCTGATGCTATTAAAAAGAATATTTTACCTATCTTTATTATTACGGAACAAAAATTTGATTTTGAACACGCAAGAATAATGGGTATTCCTGTTGATGAGGAAGTTGATGAAGAAACTGGTGATATAACATATTCAGGTCATTTCATTTTTAAAAATGATTTTGAATATATTGAACAAATAACAGACTTCATCAATGAAATTCTTGATGAACAAGAAAAAGATAAAATCCCTTATGATTTATTATTCTTATGGGATTCAGTTGGTTCTGTTCCATGTAAAATGACCTATGAAGGTAAAGGTGGTAAACAGCACAATGCTTCAGTATTATCTGACAAAATTGGTATGGGTATTAATCAACGTATATCAGGGTCACGTAGGTCAGATAAAAAATATACAAACACATTAATTATAGTTAATCAACCGTGGGTTGAATTACCTGATAACCCTTTTGGTCAACCAAAAATTAAAGCTAAAGGTGGTGAATCGGTTTGGTTAAATTCTACATTAGTATTCTTATTTGGTAATCAGAAAAACGCTGGTACAAATAAAATTCCAATCACAAAAAACAAAAGAACAATTAGTATTGCGACAAGAAGTAAAATTTCTGTTTTAAAAAATCACGTTAACGGTATCGCTTTTGCTGATGGTAAAATCATGGTAACACCACATGGATTTTTAAAAGCAAAGGATAGTGTCGAAGAAAAGAAATCGAGAGAGGATTATGTTAAAAATAATTTAACATATATCAGTAGATTATTTGGTGAGTCATTAACAGATGTTAAAGACATCAAATTTGAAGAAGTTTCAGTTGAGGACGATGAATAATAAATAAAATGTCTGTATTAATTGTTGATGGTGATAATTTATTGACGATAGGATTCTATGGTCGTAAGAACTATTTTTATAAAGGACAACATATTGGGGGTATTTATCATTTTCTAAATACCCTTAGAATATGTTTTGATAATTACTTTTTAGAAAAAATAGTAGTGTTTTGGGATGGTGAAGACGCTTCTTTAACAAGAAGAAAATATTATCATCAATATAAACAAAATAGAAGTGAAAAAAATAAATCAGAGGAAGAAATAAACTCATATCAATATCAAAGAAACCGTGTAAAACAATATTTGGAAGAATTATATGTTAGACAAGGTGAATATGAATATTGTGAAACTGATGATTGTATTGCTTTTTATACACAAACATCAAATGAGAAAAAAATTATTTATTCATCTGATGGTGATTTAACACAATTATTATCAGAAAATACATCATTATATAATCCATCTCATAGGAAGTTATATAATTCAAATGATATATATGTTTTTAAAAAAGAAGAAGTATTAATTGAAAATGTAAAATTAATAAAAATGTTATGTGGTGATTTATCAGATAATATTTTAGGAATAAAAGGATTAGGTATAAAAAAACTTTTAAACTTTTTTCCTGAATTAAAAACAAACCAATTAACTTTAGAAGAGATAATAAAAAAAACAAATTTATTATTTGAGGAAAATAAAAATAATAAAACAATAAATAATTTATTGACAGGTGTCACTAGTGAAGGTGTATTAGGTGAAGAGTTTTTTCAAGTAAATGAAAAAATAATTGATTTAAAAGAACCATTTCTTACTGATGAATCTAAGTTATCAATATTATCATTGATACATGAAAACTTAGACCCTGAAGGTAGGTCATATAAAAACACCATGAAAATGATGATGGAAGATGGATTATTTAATTTGTTACCTAAAACAGATGATTCTTGGATAAAGTTTTTTAATCCTTTTTTAAGATTAGCTAGAAAAGAAAAAAATAAAAGAATAATTAAATTAAGATAGACATGAGCAAAGAACAAACCGTAACCAAATTTGAATTTATTTTGACATTAGAAAATAATATTGTATGTCAAAGAATTTTTAACGTGATAAACTATAATCAGAAATCTAAAAAATCGTTGGAATTTTATGAAATGGTTAAATATATTTCTGAAGATATAACAGATGATTTAAAAAATAAAAACGCTGAATATCTCTTAGAAAATAAAAACTTTTTCTTTTCAGATGATTTTATTGATGACGTTAATCAAAAAACAAATGACGATTTTGTATTGAGAATTAAAAATGGTGATGAAATATTAATGGAAAGATGTTTTCCTTCATATTATTTTTATTCTAAAGTTAGATATTCTGTTGATATTAGACCTAAACTAAAACATTATTTAGGTGAACTTTCAAGAGTATTATCTTTAAATAAGTATAAAACAAAATATTTAAAATATTCACTTGTATAATTTTCTTATGGAAGAAAAGAATTTTGGTAAATTAGGTTTCTCATTTCAAAAATCTTTAATTAAATCGATAATTGAAGATAGGAAATATGGGGAAAATGTTATTAATGTTTTAGATGTGAAATATTTTGATAACAATTCTTTTAGATATATTATACAAAATCTTAAAGAATATTATGAAAAATATAATAAAATACCATCTTATTTAACATTAGAACAAAAAATCATTTCAGAAAATTCTGTCAGTGATTCTTATAAAATACATATAGATACTTTAACACAAATTAAAAATGATGATAAAGATTTTGATTTTGTTAAAGATATTGCCTTAAATTTCTGTAAACAACAGAATTTAAGAAAAGTTTTAAAAGATGTTGATAGAATTATTGATAATGGTAATTTTGAAGAATATAATAAAATTGAAACAATTATTCAAAAAGCCTTACAAATTGGTTATGTTGATGATGAAACATTAAACGTTTTTGATGATATTGATGATGTTTTGGTTGATAATTTCAGACAAACAATTAGAACAGGAGTTAATGGTTTTGATGAAATATTAAAAGGTGGTTTAGGTAAGGGAGAGTTAGGTGTTATTTTAGCACCTACAGGAACAGGAAAATCTTTACCTAAATCAGAACCTATATTAACACCATATGGTTGGAAACAAATTGGTGATATTTCAATTGATGAAATTATAATAGGTTCTGATGGTAATGAACAAAAAGTAATCGGTGTATATCCACAAGGTGAAAGAAAAATTTATAAAATTCATTTTAGTGACAATACATTTGTTAATTGTGATGGTGAACATTTATGGTCTGTTAATACATATGATATGAGAAATAATTCAAATGATTCTTATATCGTATTAAAAACAATTGACCTATTATCAAATTTAAAAATTGACGATAATTTTAATTATAGATTACCAACTATTAAACCTGTAAATTTTTATGAAAGAATATTAAAAATAGACCCATATAAAATGGGTAAAAAAATATATAAATTATTAAATGATACGTTTAATTCAAAAGAAAAAATAAATAATATTGATTTGGATGAATATATTTATAATACATTCGATAATAGACTTAAATTTTTAAATGGTATATTAGATAGTAATGGTGTATTAAATAATGATGGTTCAATTTCATATAGTACTTTTTCTTTAAAATTAGCCAACTCAATTAGAGAGATTGTGTTATCTTTTGGGTGTTTCGTTAATATGTTTTATAGTGAGGATAAATATATCCTGTTTATGAAGTTTCAAGAAAATATTTTACCTTTTTCTAATCAAAAAAAGAATAAAAAATATTTATCTTTAAACACATCAAAATTAGAAAAGTATATTGTTAATATAACAGAATCACATTATGAAGAGTCTGTTTGTATAAAGATGTCTAATGATGATGAGTTATTCGTAACTAGAGATTATATATTAACACATAATACGACATTATTAACTAAATTTAGTAATACTGCGTATAATGATGATTATAATGTTTTACAAATATTTTTTGAAGATAATCCAAATAATATTAAAAGAAAACATTATACTATATGGTCGGAAATTGCACCTGATGAACAACCAACATATTCTGAAATTGTAAAAGAAAAAGTATCAGAAGCGAAAAGTTTGTCTAAAGGTCAAATAAAATTATTGAAATTACCTAGTGATGGAATAACAATAAGTGATATTAAAAATAAAATTAGGAAAATAATTGCCGAAGGGTTTGAAATTGATTTATTAATATTAGATTATGTTGATTGTGTTTCACCTTCTATCACTATTAATGGTGAAGAATGGAAAGGTGAAGGTAATGTTATGAGAAGTTTAGAAAGTATGGCAACTGAATTTAACATCGCAATATGGACAGCAACACAAGGTAATAGAGAATCAATATCGTCTGAAATAGTAACAGGTGATCAAATGGGTGGTTCGATAAAGAAAGCTCATATTGCACATATTATTATTTCAATCGCTAAAACTTTAGAGCAAAAAGAAAATAAACGAGCAACATTAACTATTATTAAATCGAGGGTGAGTCAGGATGGTATTGTATTTCAAAATTGTCAATTTGATAATGAATTTTTGGTTATCAATACAGATTCACAAAATACTTTATTGGGTCATGAAGAACAAAAAGTTCAAGAAAGGGCAAATAGAGCTGCTGAAGTTTATAGAAATAGACAATTAAGGAATAACAATTTAAATATATGAAAAGAAGTATTTTTAATAAACGAGTTAATATTTTACCTTATGATTACCCAACCTTATTACAATATAAGGATGCTATAAGACATTCATATTGGATTGATACTGAATATAATTTCACTACTGATATTAATGATTTTATGGTAAACATATCAGATAATGAACGTGATGTGATAAAAAAGACAATGTTGGCAATTGCTCAAATTGAAGTTAATGTGAAAACTTTCTGGGCAGATATGTATAAACGTATGCCAATTACTGAAATTGGTGATGTCGGTATGACATTCGCTGAAAGTGAAGTTAGACATAAAGATGCTTATGCTAGATTGTTAAGAATTTTAGGTCTTGAAGATGAATTTAAAACTGTAGTTGAAATTCCTGCAATTAAAGACCGTATTAAATATTTGACAAAATACCTAGATGGGACAAGAAGTCATGATGATAAAATGTACACTAAATCAGTATTGTTGTTTTCTTTATTTATTGAACATGTATCATTATTTTCACAATTCTTGATTATGATGTCTTTCAATAAAGAAAAGAATATCTTCAAAGGTATTTCTAACGTTGTTGAAGCAACATCAAAGGAAGAAGATATTCATGGTAATTTCGGTTCTGAAATCATTAATATTATTAAAAAAGAAAACCCTGAATGGTTTGATGAGGAATTTGAAAATTTAATTTATTCAGCTTGTAAAAAAGCCTATAAAGCTGAATGTAAAATTTTAGATTGGATATTTGAAAATGGTGAATTAGATTTTCTTCCAAAAGAAAATATCAAACATTTTATTATGGATAGATTTAATAACTCACTTAATAAAATTGGTATGAAATCATTATTTGAAGTTGATATTAAATTATTAGAAAAAACATTATGGTTTAATGTTGAAATTACATCAACTAAAGAAGGTGATTTCTTTTATAAGAAAAGTATAGATTATTCTAAAAAAACAAAATCAATAACTGAAGACGACTTATTTTAATTAAATATATGGAAGAAAATAAATATAAATGGGCAAATGAAGAATCTAGAACTTTTTTATCTAGAGGATATATTACAGAAACAGTTGAAGAAAGAATAAAAGAAATATCTTTAAAAGCAGAGCAAATCCTTGGTATAGAAGGATTTGCTGATAAATTTGAAGATTATATGGCAAGAGGATATTATAGTCTCTCTACGCCTGTTTGGATAAATTTTGGTAAAAATAAAGGACTACCTATTTCTTGCTATGGATCTAATATTGATGATTCTTTGGATAGTATTTTAAATGGTGCTAGAGAAATTGGTATGATGTCTAAATATGGTGGAGGTACATCTATCTATTTAGGTAATATCAGACATAGAGGTTCTTCGATTACAACTGGTGGAAAATCTGATGGTCCTGTTCATTATGCTAGAATTTATGATACAACAATAGATGTATGTAAACAATCAGAAGCAAGAAGAGGTGCGTGTGCTGTATATCTACCTGTTGAACATGATGATATTAATGAATTTCTTGATATTGGTACTGAAGGTAATCCAATTCAAAATTTACAATATGGTGTCACTATCACTGATGAATGGTTAAATGATATGAAAAATGGTGACACGAAAAAACGTAAAATATGGGCAAAAATTATTCAAAGAAGAAGTGAGTTCGGATTCCCATATATAATGTTTAAAGATAACGCTAATAACAATAGTCCATATAAAGATACTGAATTTGAAATTACTGCTTCAAATTTATGTAGTGAAATTATGTTACCAACAGACAGTGAAAATTCATTTGTTTGTTGTATCGGTTCTATTAATTTATTGTATTGGGATGAAATAGTAGAAACTGATGCTATTGAAATTTATACCTTATTTTTAAATGCTGTACTTGATGAATTTATTGAAAAGTCAGAACATTTAGATGGTATGAAAAGAGCATGGAGATTTGCTAAACATCATAGATCTATAGGTGTTGGTGTTTTAGGTTATCATTCATTTTTACAATCTAAATTGATTCCTTTTGAATCAATTGAAGCTAAACAATATAATCATAAAATATTTAAAACATTAAAAGAAAAAAGTGATTTAACTTCTAAATCATTATATTCTTCTAATCCTGAAAAATATAAATGTGTAAGAGAAGGTTTCGCTAATTCAACCTTAATCGCAATTGCACCTACTAAATCAAGTAGTTTTATATTAGGTCAAGTTAGTATGGGTATCGAACCAATTAAATCAAATTACTTTGTAAAAGATTTAGCTAAAATTAAAACAGTTTATAAAAACCCATATTTGATTGGTGAATTAGAAAAATATAATCTTAATACTGATGAAATATGGTCAAGTATTTTGAAAAAAGATGGGTCTGTTCAACATTTAGATTTCCCAACAAAAGAAGTGTTTAAAACATTTGTTGAGATTTCACCGAAAGAAATTGTTTTACAAGCAGCACAAAGACAAAAATTTATTGACCAATCACAAAGTTTGAATCTTATGATTCATCCTTCAATACCTGCTAAAGATATAAATCAATTATATTTATACGCACATGAAGAAGGGGTTAAAACTTTGTATTATCAATTTAGCCAAAATTCGGCACAATCATTCGCAAGAAACATTTTAGAATGTGCAAGTTGTGAATAACAAATAAAAATTAAAATTTATAAATAATATGTTAAAAGTTATAAAGTTTTCAGCTTCTTGGTGTGTACCATGTAAATATTTAAAACCTGTTTTTGAAGAAATAAAAATAATGGAAGATTTTAACAATGTTAATTTTGTTGATTATGATATTGATGAAGAATATGAATTAACAAAAAAATATAATGTTAGGTCAGTCCCAACTGTTATCTTTGAAAAAGATGGAAATGAATTTGAAAGAATTTCAGGTTATGATAGAAAAGAAAAATACGTTGACAAAATCAAAACATTAATTTAAGAATAGGGGTAAAAACCCCT